GCCCTCGGGCTGGGGCTGGAAGTCCGGGGCCTCCTGCTTGACCAGGCCCTCCTCCAGGTTGAGCTCCAGGTCGTGGCCGCCGAACAGCAGCTTCATCTCGTTGATGTTCTGCTGGACGAACTGGAGGAGCTCCCTCTGGTTCTCCTCGCCGAACTTGTCCAGCAGCACCTCGAGCAGGGCGATGAGCGCGCGCAGCCGGACGTCGTCCACCTTGACCAGCTCGCTCGGGGGCTCGCTGAGGTAGTTGGGCCAGGAGCACTCGAAGCTGTTCTTCCACTCGTAGAAGGCCTCCTCGTAGGGCACGCCGCCGTACTCGGCCGGGAACATCTTCTGCACCAGCTTGTAGAACTCCGGGTTGACCGCCCGGTGGAAGCAGATGTTCTCCATGAACGTGTAGAGAGGGTTGAGGTCCTCCCGGATGCCGTCGATGTAGCGGGCCACCATCTTGGCGTCCTCGCTACCCTCGCCGAAGCCCTTCGCGAAGGTCTCGTCGTTGAGCAGGATGGCGGGCATAGGGACCGCCGAGGCGGTGTTCTGGAGGCAGTTCTTGCGGGCCAGCTCGTAGGGGCCCTGCAGGTTCTGGAAGTTGAGGGTCTCGATCTCCTCGTCGGGGGAGATGCTCAGCACGTCGGAGGTGCGGGCCTCGCCGATCAGGCTCCGCTTGAGGCCATACATCCACTGCATCGCGTTGTCGATCACGGAGCCGGGCTGCTGCAGCTTGGCCACGATCACGCCGGACTTAACGATGATCAGGTCGTCCGTCCGCATGCTCTGCAGGAAGGTCTTCATCGGGTAGATCGCGCGCTGGAACACGCTGCGGCCCGTGAACCCGAAGGTCGAGGACTGGTAGTCGATGTAGATGGGGGCCTCGTTCATCACGATGCACACCCGGTTGCGGTTGAACAGCTTGCCCGAGACCCGGATGGTCACCGGGTGCTGGAAGTCCATGCTGAGCGGGTCCTGGTTGAGAACCAGGCTGCCCGCCGTGTTCAGGGGGTCCATCGTGTTGAAGCTGATCTGCTTCTTCCACAGGTCCCTCAGGTTGAGGGGCTCCCTGGGCTCCTCGTCCTGGATCATGGTGGCCAGCGCGCCGATGCCGTAGATGCGGGCGTGACGCGCGGCGTTGCGGATGACCTTGTCGGACCCCATCTTCTTCCACTCGCGGAGGTAGGCCGCCTTGACCATGTCCGGCGCGGTGGGGATGGCGACCTCGCGCGGCTGGCTCTGGGCCATCTCGAGAGGCTTGTCGACGATCTTGCGCCCCCAGGGGTGCTGGAGGTAGAGGGTCTTGCAGAGCTGGTAGGAGGGCCCGTAGCCCGGGCGGATGCCCTCGTTGTCCCCGAGCAGGGTCATCAGCTCGGAGCTCATAGCAGAGCCGTTGAGGGAGACCACGCTCACTTAGGGCGCCCCGAGTAGTGGCAGAGGAAGGCCAGGGCTGCCATAACGCAGGACCCCGAGAAGACGATGAACCACCAGTACTCGTCCACTTCAGGCCTCCCCGGCCGGCGGCGCGCGGCGGAGGTCTTGGATCATGCGGTCGGTGGCCACCGCGTGGGCCCAGGGGTAGAGCATGGCGCGCGGGGCCCGGGCCACCTCTGCGGCGACCTGGCTCTCCCGGGCGGCGAACACCGTGCCACAGGAGAAGCCGACGAGGGTCATCTTGTCGAACAGGCTCGGGGGCATGGGTGCCTCCTGTGATGGGGTCCGGGGGTGTTACCCGCGAGGAGAGCTCGCACCAGGATGGCCCCGTGAGGCGTTGGCGGTCCTGCGTGCAGGCCGTGCGCGACGGTTGGGGCTCGGGTTGGGATGCGGTCTTCTAGCGCCCGTTAGGGCCCGGATTTTGTGCAGGCCGGAGGGTCTCTTAGCTCGATAGTCCGAGCCGCCGCTCGCGCGGGTCCAGTGGCCCTCCGGCCGACGTGCGCCCAGGGTCTCCCCCGGGTGCCTGGCTACCTCTGAACACGATGACGGCGGGGAGCATCCCTTTTAGTGAGAACCCTCTCCACCGCCGCTTGACCCGGACTCCGCGTTGGCGGCCGGGCTCGTTCCTATTCAGCCTTCCCCAGCAGGGGTGGGAAGCCCTTCAGGCTGATCGGCATGCGCCCAGAGCCGCCGCGGCCGGCCATCAGCAGCGCCTTGGGCGGCTCGGGGACCATGCGGGTGACCACGTGCCGGCGCGCCATGACGGGCTCGGGCAGGGCCGCCCCCGGCGGCGGAGGGGGCGGGACCGGCGCGGGGGCGGCCATCCGGCGGCCCGGACGCCTGATCCGCACCCGCATCCTCTTGAGGACCGCCAGGACCGCCTGTCGCGAGCAGCCGATGATCGGGGCGATGGCCTCGTGGCTCTTGAACTCCTGGGTGTAGAGCCTGACGATCTGGGCCTTCTCCTCGTCGGTGAAGTTCTTGCGGCGACGGCTGGGGGCCACGTATCCCTGGAGCTTGAGCACCCGGTCGATCGCCGGGCGCGTGCATCCGTAGGTCCGCGCGATGGTGCTGGTCTCCTCGCCGGCCAGTCGGCGGCGCAGCACCTCGGGGTAGTCCGCGCGGGGTATCTTGACGTTGCCGATCATCTACGTTCCTGAATTCTCAAGCGGTCCAACAGGGCCCGGGCACGCCCGCCGCTAGCGGAGCGGGCTCATCCCGAGTCCTGAGCGACTGGTTAGCCGGTAAGGCCGCTTCATAACCCGGCGCGTCGCTTTTCCGCGCCCCTCTCGGGAGCTAGCAGTTCCCTGCCCAGGCGCGGCCGGGCCCCTATAGCGCGTCAGATGCCTTGCGTCAAGCTAGAAACCCCACTTGGACAACTCTGGGCACTGCGAGGTGTCGTACACGAGCCACTCTCCGGGCCGGAGGGCCTCCCCGTCGCAGGGGCGGACGTCGTAGCCGCCGGCCGGGTCCCTCACCAGGTCGCAGGAGCGGGCAGTGACCGGGTCGGGCGGCACCTGGGGCTCGGTCAGGACCACTTCCTGACGCTCCGTGATGGGGTGGGGGAAGAACTCGTCCGGAGTCTTCGTGAACTGCAGCATCAGAACCCCTTGGTGTTGCCGAACGCCAGCGCCACGCCGTAGCACATGCAGTCGAACATCTCGTCCTCGTCCTCCGGCGTGCCCTTCTTCATGCGGTAGTTGGTCGCCTGGTAGAAGAAGTGGTTGCGCACCCGGCCGTTGAACGCGCAGGTGTGGTCGAAGGCCGGCTGGCTGACCTTGAACAACCCCTGGCTGATGTAGCCGGACACCGACAGTGCGCGGCCGTCCTTGCCCAGGGCCGTGAGCTCGCTGGGGACGGGCTTGACCCGCCAGCCCTTGCGCTGGGCGTGCTGGATGAGCGCGACGCCGGAGTCCTTGTCCTCCACGTAGCAGTAGGTCCAGCCCCCGCGGGGCTTGACGATCTTCGCCAGCTCCTCGCCGCGGCGCAGGATGCCCGGCATCCACGCGGTCAGCAGGTCGGCCGATATCTTGTCGTAGGCCCACTCCAGGGCCACCAGCGAGGGCTTGGGGTAGCGGGTGTAGGCATAGTAAACCACGCCGGTGCCGTCGTGCTTCTTCTCCGTCTTGGAGGCGGTGTCCGCCACCGCGTAGACCGCGTCGCACACCCGGGGCCACTCGGCCGGCCGGTGCTCTACGCGGGGGACCAGGTCGCCCTTGCCGTCCGGCACCAGCTCGTTGGTGGGGCGCGGTACGAGGAACTTCTCCTCCGCGAAGTAGTACGAGCCCGCGCGGGCCTTGGCCCGCTGGTTGTACTGGGTGTCCCAGGCGAAGTCGGACGTGATCTTGAGCGCCGCGCACTTGGCGGCGTCCCAACGCTGGGGGAACAGCAGCTCGCCGTCCTCGCGGCGGGGGTCCTCGTAGTAGGGCGTCTTGACGACCAGGGAGCGCGTGTACTCCATGGGGAGGACCAGCTTGACCCACTTGTCGCCGCCCTGGGCCTCGATCTCCTCGGCCACGCCGCACAGGTCGTCGGTGGCCAGCCGGTGCATCATCAGGACCATGAGGTCCTTCATCGGGTCGTTGAGGCGGCTCTGGGCCGACTCCTTGAAGATGCGGGTGGTGGTCTCTTTCTCCGCGGCGGACTCGGCCTGCTCCGTGGAGTGCGGGTCGTCGATCAGCAGCCGGTTGCCGCGGCCCGCGGTCAGTCGCGAGATGGGGACCGCCTTGCGGCCGCCCTTGTAGGTGTTCTCGAACTCCTCCTCGGCGAAGGAGGTCAGCTCCACCTGGGGCCAGTGCTCCTGGTACCAGTCGCTGAGCACCAGGTCGCGGTGCTTGCGGGAGTCGCGCCGGGCGTAGCCGGCCTCGTAGGAAGTGGTGAAGTAGCGCAGGCCTGGGCTGAGCATGGGCCCCCACTCCCAGGCGGGGAACATCACGGAGACGCTCAGGCTCTTCATCGTGCCCGGCGGCTGGTTGATCATCAGCCGAGTGATCTCTCCTCGGTGGGCCGCCTCCAGGTGCTCTGCGATGGCGTCGATGTGCCAGTTGTGAAAGTACTTGGCGGAGGGCTCCGGCACGTGCCAGGCCCTGCGGACGAAGGTGGAGAACCGCTTGCAGGACTCCATGACCTCGAGGCGCTTGTCCTCAATGTAGGCCCGGTTTTGCTCCCTTATCTTCTTCAGCCTCATCATCCCGTCGCGCAGCAGAGTTAGCTTCTGCTCCCGCGACAGCGAGCTCAAGTCGCTTGAGGGCAAGGTCCAGCTTGTCAGTGTTCATCTCCTCGAACACCAGCGCCTCGCCGTTGGCGTTGCCGTGGTGAAGGGGCTGGGCCGCCTTGCCGATGCCGCGGTCCAGGATCTGGTTGGCGGCGTAGGCCCTGCTGGCCATCGGCTGCTCCACGTCCATGAGGACCGCGGCGAAGAACTGGATGGCGTCCCCGCCGTACTTGCGCGCTATGGCGCGGATCTCCTCTGGCGTGAGGCCAGGCAGGGTGGGGTCCAGGGTGATGACCCGTCCGACCTGGCCCTCTGGGGTGCGGGCAGGCTTGGTGGTGACGCCCTTGGCGACCTGCCGTGCGCCCTTCTCGGGAGCCGTGGTCTTGATGATGAGGTTCTTGGAGCCCTGGGCGCCCTTGGGTCGGCCGGCGCCGGGGCGCTTGCCCCCTCGCCCCTTGCCGCCGCTGTGAACCATGTTGGCCGCCTGGGCCGGGGTCTTGATCATCTTTGATTACGATTTCAAACTGAAATCAAACTTTGATTTCGCGTCAGCCGACCAGCTCCACGTCCGACCTCTGCACCTGGACCGGCCGGCGGCCCCCCAGCATGCTCAGCAGGACGGTGACGCGCTCGTCGTTGGACCACTCCACGGGGGCCTCGAAGCCCTCGAACGCCCCCTGGGTGATCTTCACCGTGCCCCCCACTGGGATGAGTTTGGAGACGGCCGCGTCCACGTGGCGCGCCTCCATGAGCCCGGAGCCCGAGCACTTCCCGATGAGCACGTCCATCATGCGCTGGTCCACGGGGGAGGGCACCTCGCTGGTCTCGGGCAGGAGGCGCCGCACGCCGCGGGTGTTGTTGACCCGCTGCCAGCCCTCTCGCTCGGTGTCCAGGTTGACGAATATGTAGCCCCGGATGTAGGGCACCTCCGTGGTGACTCGCCGGCCCTGCTGGACCCGGGACACCGCGCAGCGCGGGTTGAATGCCTGGAACCCCTGCCGGGACAGCTGGTCCTCGGCGGTGAACTCGGCGAGCGGCTTGACCGCCGCGACGCGCCATGCGTACATCCGTGTGTGGTCTCCCCCGAGTCCTGGGCAGGACTACCGTCTCTAGCTGGAGCTAGATTTCTCTCCCGCGAGTCGTAGAGGCCCGTGCCATCCGCGCTCCGCTCCCCCTGGTAGGGCCCCCCACCCGCCACGTGCTCGGCTGGTGGGGAGGCCCTGAGGCGGGGGGAAGTCTGCCCTGTGGATCCACCTCCGCTCGCCTGGGTCCGTGGGCACCGAGTCCTAGTCCCCGAGGGGATTAGACCGCTTGCGTCAGGTTCCCAAGGGCTGAGGGAGGCTTCACCGAGCCCCCTCTCTAGCGCGGCCCGAACGGGAAGTCAAGCGCGAAGTTTCCCCCGCCGTAAAAATTCTCTACGGACCCATCCACTGGCCCTCGTACCAGGCCGAAAGCGCGCGGTACAGCGCCTGCGGCTCGGCCGGGAGCTCCGCCACCTCCGAGAGCTCCCGCACCGTGGCCCCGTGGGCGTAGCGCATCACGAACGGCCTCCAGGACCGCGCCCCAGTCCTCACCCCGGCCACGAACGCCGTGATGACTTGCCGGTGGGCCGCGCGGGCGTGCCACTCCCTCTGGCTGTCCTCTATGCCGCTGAGCGCCAGCCGGGTGCCCCCGGCCCCCAGGGTGGCCACCTTGAGCTCGCAGGGTAGGAGCACCCTCAGACTCCTCCGGGAAGAAGGGTTCATACCCGTCATCTCGGACACTGATAGCACCACTCCTAGCGTCAGGTCCGGGGCCCCCGAGCCCGACCCCCAGCCCCGCCGCCGGGCCGACCCTCGACCCACCGGCTCCCGCCCGTCCACCCAGCCGGGCCAGCCGCCCCGCAGCCAGTCCCTGAAGTCCGACTCCTCGCTCACGACTCCACCGTCCCGCTCATGACGATGCCGAGGGCCTGCCAGAGCTCCGTGGTGGTCAGCTCTGGGAACAGGACCCACTCGTCCTTGAACGAGCCGCCAAACGCCCGGCAGAGCACGAGCTTGACCGCCCTGCGCTCGTCCCTGGTCCAAGAGTTTTCTCCGTACAGTCCGGTGAGCGAGAACCTCACCCATCCCTTGGGCATCTTGCGGTTTCTCGCCGACGCCCTGCTCATCCTCACGCGGCTGTCCGGACACTTCCGCATCAACTCCGTCAGTGCCACCGCTGCTTGGACGCAGCGCAGCCTGTGCAGGGTCCTGTTACCCACCCTCGTCATCGTGCCGTCAGTCATCCATCGTCTCCTCGGTAGAAAGCCTAGAAAATTAGCCCGGACGTATCCGCCCCTCGAGCCCCCTTAAGGGGGAGGCTCGCTAGGGGCGGAAACATCCTCCTGTCCGGCCGTATCCGCCCCGCCATACGAAAGGGATACGGGGCGGATACTTTTAATTTGATTACTGCGCCCCGTAAGGTATTGCAGAACCAGTTCAATTTGATTTAAAGTATCCGCCCCTTTCCCGCGGGGCGGATACGCCTCTGGGTTTTTACGGGCAACCCACGTTTTCTGACCGATTCCGTAGAAGCCACGTTTTGCTGGCGGGGCGGATACCCGCGAATAAGGCGCAATCCGGGCGAGGTACGTTCTTGGCTCGTTTTGCAGCATTATCCAACAGCGTGCTCCGGGCTCGCAAAAGTATCCGCCCCCGAATGAGGGGCGGATACTCCTCGGCCGCCCCGGACAGGGTGTAGAGCAGGCCGACGAGCAGCCCCAGGACCACCCCTGCGGCCGCCCAGCACCACAGCGTGCGGGCGGGGTTCACGAGGGGTCTCCCGGCGGGGCTGGGGCCCTGCCTTCGCTCTCCAGGAGGGCGCGCAGGGCCGCCCTCGTGAGGGTTATCGAGACGGCCTGGTCGCCCTCCTTCTCGCACCTCTCCAGAGCCCTGCGGAGGTACCCCCACGCCCGGTCGGCGACGTCCCGGGTCACGGGTCACGGGTCACGGGGTCCTCGGGCCGGTGCTCCACGGCCCAGGGCGTGACTAGGGAGTCCGGGCAGAGCTCGTCCGGTCCGTGATGAGGCCGCTCCTCCGGCCAGTACCGCGCCTCGGTACGGAGGTGCTCCCCGGTGGCGAGGAGGTAGGTTCCCTCGTGCCGCGTCTTGTAGTACAGGACGCCCCTGTACTCGAACAGCCCGTGGCCGCGGGGGAGCCGGTCGAACCGGCAGGCCGCGCCCTTCAGGAGCCTCATCGGTCGGTCCCTCCCAGTGGGTCGAAGGCCTCGCCCAGGAGCTCCTCCAGCTCCCTGATCGAGGCCTTGCCGCGGAACAGCGCCAGGGTGTCGCGTCCCGAGCGCCGTCCCACGGAGGGGTCCAGCAGGTGGTCCGTCCACATGTCTCGGAGCACCCTGAGGAGCCGCTCCCGGACCGCCGCGCCGGGCTCCCCCGGGCTCGCGCTCCGCGACTCCTCGATGCCCTTGAGAACTCCCCTCAGCGCGTCGGCGGCCTCCAGGACGTCGTCCGGGTGGACGAAGTGAGAGGCCGGGCTCAGGTTGGGGCGCCCCTCCACGAAGCAGGGCTTGTGGAGGTCGAGCAGCCACTGGCACACCCGTGAGAGGCGCTCCCTCCGCACGGGCTGGTCGGCCACTGGGTCCTTCCCCCTCGGCCGAGTGTTGGACCAGGCCTCGGTTATGATGGCGCCGGCTTCCTCTGCCGAGCAATCCAGAAGGCTCCTCGGCTTCGCGCGATCCTGGGCGCCGTCCTTGGTCCTCAGACCCTTGCCGGCCGTGCCGCGCCAGCGTCCCCACCAGTCGGCCCAGGCCTCCCCCTCGGTCCGCCAGCCCTCCGTCCTGTGGTCGCAGTTCGGGCAGCGGACGAAGAAGATGCACCCCACCGTGCCGAGCGTCACGCCCCTCTGGAGCTCCGGACGGCTCTCCGGGCAGCAGGAGAGCGGGAGGTCGCGGGCGAACCTGACCCCTTCCTCGGAGACGAGCTTGACCTCGGGCTGGTCTGCCGCTCGGGCCTGTGTGCCGTCCGGCGTAGGGGTCCCGCGCCTGCGCGGCTGCCAGACCTCCCGGCTGAACCGCGCCATGTCGGCCGCGCACGAGAAGGCCTCGTTGACCATCTCGCCGTCTTCCTTGGGCCGGAGACCAGCCTCTATGTCGGAGCGTCGACTCCGGGCCCAGGCCCTCACGAGGTCGGCGGCGCGGGGGTCCCGGCCCAGCAGGACGAACATCGGCTCGTCGGGCTCGGCATTGCGGTGGCAGTCGAACTGCCCGGGGTTGTTCTTCGTGCCCATCAGGCGTCCTCCTCCACGTGCAGGGTGGCGCGCAGCCTCTTCGTGAGGCGGTCCAGGTTCATGCTGACCAAGGCCCCGTCCTTGACCCGGATGACCGTCGAGGTAGTCCCGTCGGCGACCGCGCGGGTCTTCAGGTAGACCGTGCGAGGATCCAGGTAGATCGTGCGATTGGGGTCCGTGTCGAGGGGCAGCCTGAAGCACGCCCCCGGCTCCAGTTCCTTGAGGGTGACGGCCCCCTCCTCGTCGTTCTTGCTCCACTCCACGTCCATCTTCTTCTCCTTCTTCTCTGATAATCAAACGACGTGTTTTGAATTCTTTGAAATCAGCGGTAGAGCCGGCGGTCGCGTTCCCTGCGACGGCGCTCGGCGCGGTTGCGCGGGGGTGGCTCGGGCTCCGGGAGCGCCTCGATCATCTGCCGAGCGACCTCCTCCATGTTCGGCACCGGCGTGGCATCCAGCGGCTCGGGGACCCCGGGCAGCGCGACGGGCGTGATCCCGAGCAGCGTGTAGGCCTCCCGCAGCAGCCTGATGGAGTGGCCCGCGACGCCGACCACCACCACGACGCTGTCCTCGGCGGGGTCGTCCCAGGTGACCGGCTCGTCCGCGATGATGAATGTCTTGGTCACGTGAGTCCTCTATGCTATGCGCTATCGATCGGGGCAATCGGTGGTCTACATGACGGCCTCCCGGGCTGCGACTCAGTCAACTCTGTCGCCGAGTATGTAGTCAACCCTATAGCGCGGATCGGCCCGCGGGTCAAGGGTCTTACGGGACGAAGCACCACCCGGGCGCTGTACGGCGTGTTCCACGACCGATCCTTCTCCTCCACGCGGAACTCGCCTCTCAATTCCGGCACGCCCGTGAAGGTCAGCCGCTGGCCTACTTCGACATCGTGGTAGCCGATCTCTATGACGGGCCAGTCGCGCCGACGCCTGCGCGCCCTCTGCTTCCTGCGACGCGCCTTGTTCACTCGCTCCTCCACTGCTCGGGGTCGAGTCCGTCCAGCACACCTAGCTCTAGGAACATCCTCTCGTAGTTCTTCGCCTGAGTTCGGATCATGTTCCTGCCGACCTCGTTATCGGGGATGCTATAGGTTGTATCGATCCGGAGTATCCTCTCCTTAACGAGCGCTTCCAGGACCGGGCGGCGCAGGTGGGGAGGTAGCCTGTGAAGAACGCAGACGTCCCTCATCAACTGTTCGTCCAGGAAACGCGCCTTCTCGTCTACCTCGAGGTGGGCTGTCATGATGGCACGGTGTCTGTCCAGAAAATTCATTTCTTCCCCATCCCAAATGTAGGTTTCTTGAAGAGGTAGAAGTGCTCCTCCTCGGCCGGGCGGTAGGCCTCCACCAGCGCGGCCACCAGCTCGCCGCGCACCTCGGAGCTCCTCTTGCCCATCATCACGTCCTCCAGGGACCAGCGCGCGTAGCCCGGGGGCGGCTGGGCGCGGCCGGCGGTGCGCGCCACCGCCAGGCCCTCGCCCTCGCAGGACTCCAGCGCGCGCTTGGCGCGGGTCATCATCACCATCATCCGTGCCCGGAGGTCGTCCTCCTGGCGGGCAGAGCGCGCCCTCTGCCTCTGCTCGCGGCGCTCCTCCGGCGTGACGGCCTGCATCAGGCTGACCGTCCGGTACAGGGCCGTCTGGCGCTGCCCCCAGGGCGTGTCTATCGCCTCCTCGCTGACCTGCGTGTGGACCTCGTACAGAGACGTGGTGGGCTCGAAGCGTCGCTTGCCCAGCGAGACGAAGCGCGTGGTGGGCGGGGGGTCATCGGGGTCCTGCTTGGGCGGCAGCGCCACGAATATCTCTCCCGTGGTGTCGGCGGCCCAGGCCCCCGCGCCGCGGGCCGACAGGTCCTCGCCCTCGGAGAACTTGAGGGCCTTGGCCACGTGCATGGTGGCCCAGAGGCTGGCGTCGCCTATGCCCGCCCGCAGCGCGGCAACCGCGGCGGACACCTCGCTGTTGGCGTTCTCGTCGGAGAGGGCCACGGTGGCCGGGACGGTGTCCAGGACCACCAGCGGCGTGGGGGAGTACCCGTCCGCCTCCTGGCGGTAGCCCTCGGCCTCGTCCGCCCTCATCAGGTCGAGCAGGGTCTTGCGCCAGACCGCGGCCTCCGCGCGCTTGGCGGGGATCAGCTTGAACCAGCGGTCGAACTCGGAGTGGGCGGCCCCGATCTGCCCCGCCAGCTTCATGCCGCGGATGATGCGCTGGCACTGGTGGACGTCCTCGGTCACGAAGTAGACGCGGCGCCTCAGGTAGGGCCGGGCCAGCCCCTCCACCTCCGCCAGGTGGGCCACCACCAGCGTCAGCGCCACCAGGATGGAGGACTTGCCCACGCCGGCGGACCCCGCGACCACCACCATGCCCGTGGCCACGAAGCCGTCCAGCACGAACTCCACGGGCTGCCCGCGGCCGAAGTCCACCGGGATCGCGGTGGCCAGCAGGTCCATCCCCTGGCGCTCGCGGGGGTCCCAGCCGGCGGCCTTGGCCCAGGCGAACACCGAGCGCCAGGGCGCGTAGGGGAGGCCCGTGTTGGCGAACTTGCGCCGGTTCTCGGCCTCGTCGAACTTGGGGCTGCGCCGCGCCCACTCCAGGAACAGGTCCTCCCCGCCCTCCACCTTCTGGAGTGCCAGCGCCACGGACACCCAGGTGTGGTAGGGCGAGGGGTCCAGGTAGGTCAGCGCGTGGCGCAGGTCGCGCAGCTGGGCCTCCTCCAGCGCCTCCATCGGGCGGGCGAGCAGCGCGGCCTGGTCCGCCGGGGGGCCGGAGCCCGCGCGGTCGTACAGGTCGGCGGGCTCGCCGTCCCTGATCTCGTCCAGGGTGACGCCGAAGTAGCGGCCCAGCGAGTACCACTCGTGGCCCCGCTCGTGGTCCACCCGGGCGGCGAAGGGGCGGCCGTAGGAGATGCAGTGCCACCCGCCGCCCGACACGCTGCGCTCGATGTAGCCAGGCATGTTCCCGACCTCCGAGGCCGTGGGGTCTGCATCATGGTCGAAGCCCTGCCACGCCCCGCCCATGCCGTCCGACCCCAGGGCGAATCCCAGGTGCAGCGTACCGCCGGACTCCTTGACCGCCCTGTGGGCCTGCTCGAAGGTGGCCAGCTGGGCCAGGTCCTCGGGGGTGTCGGTCTTCTCGCGGGGGCCGCCGCTGAGGTAGAAGGGGTTCTTGGGGGGCTTCTTGCCCGGCATCGTGATGGGGCCGTAGCGCCAGACCAGCCAGCGGCGGGCCAGCTTCATCAGCTGGAGCGTCGTGAGGCCCTGGCGCGGGTCGTCCCGCCGGACCGTGTAGGCGCTGATGTCCACCATCAGCGAGAGCCTGCTTTTACTGTCAAGACGCTTCCCCCGCTCCTAGCCGGAAGAAGGTGGTGCTGTGCACGGGTCTCCGAGCGTGGGGGCTAGGGAGGGTACCTGGGCGCTTCCACTATCGCACCGGGAGCGACCCGGTTCGCTTGGCGATCGTCTTCTTCCTGCCCCTGATCATCGGGCCGCCGATCCCAAAAGGCAACCAGGAAAACGCCGCGCAACGCCCTCAGTGGCGTCCGGTTTCGCCGAGACGAGTAAAATAAATTTTGCCGGTGGGTAACTTTCCGCTTTACTTCTGACGCGGCGAGGTTATAATGGGGGCATAGCAACTAGCAAGGAGGCTCTCATGAGCGACGTCGACACCACCCTCACCTCGGCCCAGGCCGAGCTCTTCAAGGACCCCGCGATCGAGGCCGCGTTCCAGGCCTGGGTGGCGGAGGCCCGCAAGGGGGCCACGGCCGCGGATCGGCTCAGGGGTGCCCTGACCCGCAAGCAGTTCCTGATGCGCATCCGCGCGCTCATTCAGAGCGGTGCCATCGAGGCGGCCCGCGGGGAGGGCTGAGCGATGGGCACCTCCTTCCCCTGGGTGTACGACGACGGCGGCCGCCCGGCCGCGCCTTCCCCACCCCGCTCCTCTTCAAGGGCGACCGGCAGGTGGGGTACGTCTCCTACAACGGTCGCGTCTGGGCCGGCACGCCGCAGGACTGCAAGCCCGACGCCACCCTTCCCCCTCTACGACAACCGCTGAGACGAGATGTCTGGATTTTCTTTCATCGACCTGTTCGCCGGCATCGGGAGCCTCCGCAGGGGCTTCGAGGGTGCCGGCGGCCGCTGCGTCTACACCTCGGAGTGGAACCCCAAGTCCCAGCAGACCTACAGGGCTAACTTCCCGCACGACGGGCACGGCATCGACGGCGACATCACCAAGGTGGACGCCGCTGCCGTGCCCGACCACGACGTGCTCCTGGCGGGCTTCTTCTGCCAGCCGTTCTCCATCGCGGGGGTCTCCGCCCGGAACAGCCTGGGCAGGGCCCACGGCTTCGCCTGCGAGGCGCAGGGCACCCTCTTCTTCGACGTGGCCCGCATTCTCAGGGAGAAGAGGCCCGCCGCGTTCCTGCTCGAGAACGTCCGCAACCTTGTGTCCCACGACGGGGGTAACACGTTCCGCGTCATCCGCGGCGTCCTCGAGGAGGAGCTCGGCTACCGCGTCAGCTGGCGCGTCATCAACTCGCGGTCGTGGGTCCCCCAGAGCCGCAACCGGGTCTTCATCGCGGGCTTCAGGGACCACGGCCACTTCTCCCTAGGCACCCTGCTGGCGCCGCGTCCCGCACGCCGACCGCCGGGCGTTCTACAAGGCCGCCCGGGAGGGCACCAATGCCGAGTATCGGGCCGCGATGGAGAACGTCCTGACTAAGTCGTTCGAGGCCCGCTGATGGACTCGTACGACGAAGGCTGGGAGGACTGGTTTGACGGCCTGCAGCCTCAGTCTGACGATCCCGAGTACCTGCGCGGCTGGAACGACGCCGACAACTCCTGCGAGGAGTGGCCCGGCTAATGGACTTCCTCCTAAACGAGACCCCCGTGCCCTGGCTGCCGCTCTACCTGGACGAGCACGGTACCTTCGCCCTGGTCAGCGCCGAGGACTACCCCTGGGCCAGTCGGTTCTCCTGGAGGCCCAAGCCCGACAAGACCGGCCGCAAGCTGTACGCCGTGCGCAGCATGGACGTCGGGCGCCCTGTCGGAAAGGACAGGGCCGGACGCAGGCAGGTCAGCATCCACCTCCACAAGGAGGTCTGCCTGAGGGCATTCGGGCCGCCACCCACTCCCCGCCACGTCATCGGGGACCACCTGGACGGCAACAGCCTGGACTGCCGCCGGAGCAACCTCCGCTGGGCGACGAGGAGCGAGAACAACATGAACCTCAACGGTTGGTACGCCCGGCAGATGAGGCTGCCGTTGGAGGCCAGGGATGCGCGCTTACGATAAGGCGTTCCTCTGCCTGGTGCTCGCGACCGCGGCGGCCATGCTACTGGGATTCGGCGTCCGCTCGTGCGTCATGGGCGGGCTGGAAGAGATCCGCAGGAGCACCGAGTGCGCCCTGCGTGGCGGGGTGATGGTCAGGGAGGCGAGGAATAGCTCTCGCCTGGCCTGCGCAAGACTGATGGAGGAGTAGGTGACCAAGAGGGTGTGGCCCGGCCTGGGTCGGGCGGCTGTGACTATCAAAGGCGCGAACCCCACGGAGGCTTGGCTCCAGGACGTGGAGGACTGGCTGGTCAGCAGCCGGTTCTCCCTGGGCGACCTGGCGGTGTGCGACCGCGTGCTGTCGGGCCTGGACAACGAGAGGATGGCCGAGCACTGCCGGCGCGGGGCCCGGCCCATCCCGGGGGCCCCGCCCTCCATGCGGGACATCCTGGAGGCCCTCAGGGCGGAGCCCTCCCTGTGAGCCTGCTCGACCTGACCGAGTACGACCACCACGTCCTGGCTGCGCTCGTCCACTACAGGAGTGTGCAGTCCCGGGAGGAGATGGAGAGGACTGATCCCCAGTCGCCGCTGGTGCGCTGGATGATCAACTACATGCCGGCCCCAGAGGGCGAGGAGATACTAAACGGCCGCATGAACGGCTACGGCGTGGGGGTGGAGAAGAACCCCAGGACGAGGGAGTGGTGCGTGGTGTTCTACCACCCGCTCACGAGGCAGCCGGCGGCCCAAGTGGTGGTCCCGGGCAGCGCGCCACCTCCTCCCATACCGCCGTGGGTAACTTAGCGCTTGCCTTCTCTTTGAACCCCGCTATAATCGTGCGACCGGTCAAGGGACCGCGATAGCACATAACAGGAGAACTGCCTTGGAAATCCAGCTAAAGAAAGACTTCGTGGCCTCCCTGGCGCAGGCCGTGAACGCCACCCACCCAGTCCTCTGCAAGCACCTGCTCAGCAGGATCAACCGCTACGGCGAGGAGAGCCTGACGCTCGACACCAACCGTCTGGAGGAGCTCGACGAGGGCCTGACCCCGGCGGCCCTGGAAGACCTGGTGTACGAGCACGCTCGGGCCGTCAAGGCCCAGGGCGTCATGATGTACATCGGCTCCATCCGACTGGTGCTCAAGGACGTCAAGAGGTCCAAGCCGGGCAGCCTGGCGGCCCTGCAGGCCGCGCTCCGTGTCTACTTCCTGGAGGACGCGCTGGACGGCTGGCTGTACAAGGAGTGCGGCGACAAGTTTCTCCCCTTCGTGATCAACGGCGTCTACCTCAAGCTGCACACCACGAGGGAGAAGAGCGAGGGGGCCAAGGACTACGTGCGCCTCAGTTTCGTGGCGCACTCCACTGCGGGCACCGCCAGGAGCTACCGCAACACGTGCAGCCGGCGGGACGACTACGGCTCAGAGTACGACAGCGTCTCCTGGGAGTGGGGCGACTTCAACAAGAAGACGGTCCCCGACCTGCTGGCCGAGAAGGGCCTCTTCCACGAGAGGCCCGAGCTCAAGGCGGACTACCTCCGCCAGCTGGCCCTGTTCGACGCCTATCGCCCCAGGTTCGGCGAGCAGTTCGTGGGCGTGTCGGGCTCCCTGGAGATGGAGTTCGACCCCGATGACAACTCCGAGTACAGGAGTCGGCGCAACCGAGAGCTCGTGTCGGAGGCCTGCTACATCAACGACGACGGCAGCGTCGAGCGCGCCGAGATGGCCGAGGAGCGCGAGAACACCCACTGGGTAGAGACCACCGGGCTCGCCGAGGACAGCCCTCTGTTCCGGCGCATCCCGGTCCACCCCTACCTGCGCATGTTCAACCTGGGCACCCACGCGTTCGCCTTCAAGCACGTGGACGACGTGAGGCCCTACGTCTACCGCGAGGACATGGCCGACAAGATCGTACTACCGGAGGCCCACCGCGACCTCATCGAAGTGCTGACCACCGACTTCGACGCGGTCCTCGGGGGCGATGTAGTAGAGGGCAAGGGCACTGGGGCCTGCATCCTCTGCAAGGGCCAGGCGGGCCTAGGCAAGACCCTGACCGCCGAGATCTCCTCCGAGGTCAGCAGGAAGCCCCTCTACAAGGTGCACTCCGGTCAGCTGGGCACCGACGCCCAGGAGGTCGAGAAGACGCTCAAGGTCATCTTCGGCCGGGCCGAGCGGTGGGGGTGCATCCTCCTGCTCGACGAGGCGGACGTGTACATCCGCCGCCGGGGCGACGACCTGGACCACAACGCCGTGGTGGCAGCCTTCCTGCGCACCATGGAGTACTTCGGCGGCACGTTCTTCATGACCACTAACCGGGCCGACGACGTCGACGACGCGATCGAGAGCCGCTGCGTGGCCATCATCCTCTACGAAATGCCGAGCGCCAGGGAGCTCCGCCGCATCTTCGAGATCCAGTCCGAGAGCTGGGGGGCCGAGCTGTCCGAGAGCGACCTCGAAAAGCTGGTCAGCTACTACGACGGCAGCTGTCGGGACGCGACGTCGGCCAGCTGGTCAAGCTGGCAACTCGCTACGCCGCGGCGCGGAAGATCCGAGTGGACAGCGAGGTCATCCGCAAGCTGGCCCAGTTCAAGGGGTTCTGAGGCATGGACATCAAGACCCTCCCCGAGCTCATCGCCTGCGTCCGGCAGGCCGTCGACGACATGCCCTCCCGGGTCGGGGAGGCCGTCCTCATGGTCTGCGACGCCGTCGAGAACACCATGAAGAAAGAGGTCCCCACCCAGGGGCCTCCTCCTTTCGAGACGGGGGACGTCGTCCGCGTCAGGGGCATACCCACCGCCCCGCTCATGTCGGTCTCTTCCTGCCAGCTGCACTCCCAGCACGGCTGGCTAGTGCCGGTCTGCTGGTTCGTGGAGGACCACGAGGCCACTTCCACATTCCTGGCGGGGCAGCTGGAGAAGGTCAGGTGACCCCCAACGAGATCGACCGAGAGGGCGACCTCCGCCATGCCCTGCGCGAGCTCCGCGTGGTCATAAGCGCGGAGTTCACCTACGCGGTCGCCCAGGTGAGGGCCCGCAACGCCGGGCTGCCCTGCCCGTCCCGCGAGCACTTTGCGGGGCAGGACGCCTTCCGCAGGGTGGTGAGGGACAACCTCTCCATGGACCTGGCGGGCACGATCCTGTTCCTGACCGTGCTGGCCCTGCGCGGCAGCCACCCCAGAGAGCTTCAGAGGAGCACGCTGAATTGACCCACATTATGATCGACATCGAGACCTGGGGCACCCGGCCGGGGAGCGCCATCCGCAGCATCGGGGCCTGCGTGTTCAGGCCCCGGGGCCCCGTCTGCGAGGAGCACATCCTGGCCGAGTTCTACGTCAACGTCAGCACCGAGTCCTGCCTGGCCTTCGGCCTCACGCAGGACGAGTCGACGATCAAGTTCTGGGCCGAGCAGGGCGAGGCCGCGCGGGCGGCGCTGGAGGCAGACCAGGCCAGCATCGACGTGGCGCTGGGCCGACTGGGCACCTTCTTCGTCGAGCACCGCTGCGAGCACTACTGGGGCCACGGGGCCAACTTCGACGGCGTGCTGCTGGAGGCCGCCTACCACGCCTGTGGGATGATCCCGCCCTGGAAGTTCTGGGGCAGTCGCTGCACGCGGACCCTCTACGACATGGCGGGGGTGGACCTCAAGTCGCTGCCCCGCCAGGGCACCCACCACAACGCGCTCGACGACGCCAAGCACCAGGCCTGGGTGGCCATGCTGGCGTGCGAGAGACTCTTCCCGCCAGCCCCGGCAGCCGAGCCCCCGGAGAAGCAGATCTGTCAGTACTGCCTGGACCCGGCGGCCTGCGTGGCGGCGGGGGCCTGCGGCCACCACGGGGCGGACCTGTGACCCACGGCTTCAAGACGCGCCGGGGGGTCAAGACCTGCGACCCCTGCGGCCGGGACGAGGAGGGCCGCTGCGCGTCCTCCGGGACGACCCAGCCGGCCTGCTCGGACGCGCGCTGCCCCTGGAAAGACCCGGACGGCACGCCCGAGGCCATGAGTGCCCGCGTCGCGGAGCTCGAGAGCAGGTTCAACGTCTTCGGCTACGGTCCGGGGATCTGGCGATGACCTGGGAGGAAGAGGCCAAGAGGCTGACCCCCTGGGAGGAGCGCGGGGGCGTGCTGTTCAAGCGCGAGGACCTGTTCGCGCCGCTGTGCAAGAACGGCCCCAACGGGGCCAAGTTCCGCCAGCTGCTGCACCTGTTCGCGCGCCACCGGGGCAACGCCACCCACGTGATGACCGCGGCCAGCGTGCTCTCGCCGCAGCACAGCATGACAGCGGCGGTGGCCCACCACTACGGGCTGCCGAGTCTCCACATCATCGGGGCCACCACGCCCGAGAAGGCGGTGGCCAACCACGTCAACGTCCGGGTGGCCTCCCGCTTCGGGGCCAAGTTCGAGGCGATCAAGGTGGCGTACAACCCGGAGCTCCAGAGGGCACTGGAGCGCCGCCGCCGGCCCGACAGCTTCGTGGTGCCCTACGGCATCACCACCGCCCCTGACTGCTCGGAGGAGGACCTGAGGGCCTTCCACGAGGTGGGCGGGGTCCAGGTCAAGAACCTGCCCGAGCAGGTGGAGACACTGATCGTCCCGGCGGGCAGCTGCAACACTCTCACCAGCGTGATCTACGGACTGGTCCGGCACGGCCACGGGAACCTCCGGGAGCTCGTATCCGTCGGCATCGGGCCCGACAAGGTGGCCTGGGTCCAGGAGCGCCTGACCCGGCTGGGCGTGCGGCCACCGCTGCCCTTCAAGTGGAACCGCCGAGTGTCCCTGCACGAGAGTGGGTTCGCGGCCTACGGGGACCGGATGCCGGAAGAGTACTACGGCCTGCAAGGGCACCCTACTTATGAGGGAAAAATCCTTCGCTGGATGAAGAGGCACGGCGTCCTCCCTCCCCGCGACAAGGGCCTGGGCTTCTGGATCGTGGCCGGCGAGATGAGCGAGAAGGCCGTGGAGAAGAAGTACCCGGTCGAGGGCCTCAACGACAGCATCAAGGACCTGTTCAGCGTGCAGTTAGCACCATAAGGAGAGAACTATGAAGAAGAAACTCTTGATCGGTCTCGCGCTCCTCGCCCTAGTGGGGTGCGACCGCGATGCCGACGTGGCCCAGAAGAACCTAGCCCAGGACGCAGACAACTTCAAGATCCCCAGGCGCATCGCCTTCATCAACGGGATCACGGACAAGTACCTCCTGGAGATCACGGGCTTCTGCGCGTTCAAGGCCTCCGATGAGACCAAGAACGTGCTCAACGTCATCTGCAAGGTCGACGGAGGCTACAAGAAGCACTCCATCGGCCTCTCGGACAACGTGACGTTCGTGAGCGAGCAGCTGGCCCCGCGGGACGTCAGCACCTCGCTCTACCACGTGACGTTCAAGCCGGCCACGCTGGTCCCCGACGTCGAGCTGCGGTAGGCGCGCAGATGAAGGCCGGTACGCACGTCCGCACGCCCGACGGCCGCGAGTGGACGGTCGTCTACCACGGTCCCGACGGCTACGGGGTCGTGGAGGGACGCCGGACCCTGACCGAGGACGAGCTCAGGAACATACACCTGGGCGGCCCGTTCTCCAGGGAGGCACTGGCTGAGGCCGTCAAGGCTACCCACATGCTGCGGGACTCCGTCTCGCCGACCATGGACGAGCGCATGTGGCCCGGAATGACGCTGATCGGCGAAGAGTTCGAGAGGATCGCGGAATGAAGGACTACCGCACCCCCGAGCACCGCGGCGAGTACTTCGCCGCGCTCTACGAGACCAACCTCCGGCACGGCACCATGCCGGGGCTCGTCTACCTCTACATGCCGGCGCTGGCGCACGCCCTGGGCTGGGACGAAAAGACCAAGCTGTGGTTCGCGTTCCTCAACGGGATGACGCAGAACCCGCTGACTAGCCTGCGCCTTCTCGAGCAGCTGCCCGAGCCGCCCGAGAACAAGATAGCCCTAGCGGTCTTCAAGCAGTGGTTCGACGCGGAGTGGCCCCGACTTCAATACGACACCGATCGGCGCTACGCCAAGAAGGAGACCTGCGAGGCCATCAAGAGCTACTGCTGGGCGGCGGCCGCTTTCGGAGACTCTCAGACGACTCCCCAGGTCGACATGCTGAGCCTTAGGTCTTGGGAGGCCATTTGGGGCTTCGTGACTTCCTCCTTCCGCAGCTTCGGCCGGCTCTCGGCCTTCAGCTACCTGGAGTACGTGCGAATCATGGGCCACGGCTGCGAGCCCGATACCCTACTATTCTCCGACAAGTCGGGCAGCAAGAGCCACCGCAACGGCATGCTGTTCCTGACAGGCCTGGACGAGCTGGTGAACGACAAGCGGACCGGCCGGGGCCCCGTGGCCTACGAGAACTTCGGCAAGATGTGTGTATGGCTCCAAGAACGCGCCGACATCTGGCAGGCCGCCTTCAACGAGATGGAGGCGCGGAAGGGCTCGACGCTGCGGGCCACCAACTTCACCTTCGAGAGCCAGCTGTGCCAGTTCAAAAACTCCTTCTTCGGCCGGCGCTACCCCGGGGTCTACGCAGACATGGCCTGGGAGCGCCTCCAGTGGTACAAGACCAACGTGGGGCAGGACAGGAACTGCCGCCTGATCGCCGACATCTACCACTCCCTGCCCGACTGGCTCCAGTACGGAAATGACCGCTTGACCGTCAGGCAGAGAGCGGCTATATTCCCCCGCACGGGCGTGCCCTACCGAGCAGAGCACTTCCTAGAATAGCGAGATAGCACTCATGGAAATCTACACCCAGGCCCTCATATTCGCGGTCCGCGCCCACGGGGACCAGAAGCGCAAGTACACCAACGATCCCTACGTCGTCCACCCCATCCGCGTGGCCGAGATACTGCGGGAGGCGAAGGCCCCAGAGGTCATAGTCTCCGCCGCGCTCCTGCACGACACGGTGGAGGACACGAAGACGACTTACCAGGACCTCGTCATGGAGTTCGGTCCGGCCATGGCAGACCTCGTCATGGAGGTCACGGACCCCAGCCGGCCCGAGGACGGCAACCGCGCCGCGCGCAAGGCCATCGACAGGGAGCACCTGGCCCGGGCCAGCGTGTACGGGAAGACCATCAAGCTGGCGGACCTCATCGACAACACCGCCAGCATCGTGAGGTACGACCCCGACTTCGCCAGGGTCTACCTCGCCGAGAAGAGGCTACTCCTGCAGGAGGCGCTGAGGCCCGTCGGGGCGTTCCATGACTGGCAGAGTGTCCACGGCAGGCTCTACGCGAAGGCACTGGCCCAGATGGAGACTCTATGCCTAAGCTGATCATCAACCTGCGCGGCACGTCCGGCTCCGGCAAGACCACGGTGGTCCGCCGGCTCATGGGGCTGGGCGAGGTCGAGAATATGAGGACAACCGACGGGAAGATCGCAGGGGTTCGCCTAGAGGTTCCACGCTGGAGCCACGCCGTGTTCTTCATCGGCAAGTACGACAGCGTCTGCGGCGGGATGGACACCGTGCCCACGCAGGCCGACTGCTCCACCCTGATCCATCGGGCATACGATCATGGCCACGTAGTCTGCGAGGGCCTGCTAGCCTCCGGGGTCGGGCCCAAGGCTACCCTGCCCGCGGCGTGCATCGCGGCGGCCGGCCCCAACGCCTGGTTCCTCTGCCTGGACACGCCGCTAGAGGTTTGCATCGAGCGCGTCAAGCAGCGCCGGGCCGCCCGGGGCGACGACCGCCCGTTCAACCCGGCCAACACCCAGGCCAAGTGGGAGCAGACGCGCCGGGCCTACGAGCTCCTGGAGGAGGGCGGAGCCAACGTGCGCTGGCTGCCCTACGAGACGGCCTACGAGAAGGTCCGCGCCATTCTGGAGAAGGTTGATGCCGCGGACTGAACCGAGCCTCTGGAAGGCCAAGCACAGGGTCTCTAAAGAGGACGACGGTCGGGCCTTGACCTACTTCTGCGACGACAAGCGCCACCTGGTGTGCCAGCCGTATAGCCTGGAGAACCTCCACGTCATGGCCCAGCGCCTCGGCCTCAAGCGCCACTGGTTCCACAGGGACCACTACGACATCCCGGTCAAGCGCCGGGCTGAGATCGAGAACCTGTGCATCCACCTGACGGCGCGGGACATCGTGCGCATCTGCCGGGGAGGCAAGGAGTGAGCAGCGACCTGCGCGGCCTGGTGGCGTTCGTCCGGGAACGGGAAACGATTCGCTTGAAGAGGCACCTCGGAGAGCTCGCGCCCTGGACGGACGACCCGATCCTGGCCAAGTACCGTTTCTGCAACGTGAGGCGCGGAGACGACCGAGTCTCGCAATGGCTGCTGAAGAAGTACTACCCGAGGTTTGATCCTCGGGGAGACCTCTGGTTCGCGGCCGCCGTGGCACGCCTGATCAATTGGCCGCCGACCCTGGCGTGGCTCATGGAGAGGTCCGTGACCTGCGACATGGTCGACGCCTACGATGCCCATGACTTCTCCAGAGAACTCGAGAAGTACCACCATGAGAACCCCGGCAAGACTTACACCGGGGCATACATGCTCTACGCCGGGGGCAGGCAGGCGCGGTTCAAGGGGATGGCCAAGGCCGACTTCATCGCGCACCACCTGCTCGCGGGGCTGACCGTCAGCCGCGACATAATCAGGCTGGCCGTCTCGAGCAGGAGCGTGGAGGCCACCGTGACGGCGCTCCAGCACTCCTTCGGTATAAGCTCGTTCATGGCGGGTCAGGTCGCGGCTGACCTGACCTACCTTCCTCTCCAGCTGGGTCAGGCTCGAGATCTCTACACCTGGGCCCCCCGCGGCCCTGGGTCCTTGCGCGGCCTCAACCGCCTCCACGGTCGGCCGCTGAACAACCAGTGGGACCAGGACCACTTCAACGATGCGTTGAAAAAGGTTAACTGGGCAATTGGCCCCGGCTTGGGCCTCACCCTGCACGACGTCCAGAACGTCCTGTGCGAGTGGGACAAGTACGAGAGGGTGCGGCTCGGGCAGGGCGTGCCCCGGTCGCAGTACAGGCCCGAGACGGCATATTAAGCAGCCAGGAGAGGAGAAGAAGATGACCTACGCACTGACGGCCCGCAACCCCAACGAGGCGTTCCCCATGACCGTGAGGATGCTGAGGGACCACGGGGTGCGGCTGCCGAGCCGCAACGGCGACTGCCTGGAGTTCCCGGACGTGGTCAGCGTGACCTTCACGCATCCCCTGGAGCGGGTGCTGACCAATCCGCTGCGCCGGATCAACCCGTTCCTGCACTTCTTCGAGCCTCTGTGGATCCTCGCCGGCCGGCGCGACGTCGGCTTCCTCGCGCAGTTTGCCAAGAACATGACGAACTACAGCGATGATGGCGAGAATTTTGCCGCGGCCTACGGTCACCGGATCAGGCACGTGCCCTCTTCTTATGAGGGAGACCCAGACATCGATCAGATTTACGAGGCCGTAGTTCGTCTGAAGGCGGACCCGGATGACCGCCGCGTGGTTCTCATGATCCGACAGCCTCTAGACATCGGCTACACCGGCAAAGACGCGGCCTGCAACATCGCGGCCAGCCTGAAGATCCGCGGCGGCCGGCTCAACATGCACGTCATGAACCGCAGCAACGACGCGGTCTGGGGCGGCCCGGCCGGCGGAACCAACCACCCGCAGTTCACTGTCCTGCTGGAGTTCATGGCCGGGATGATCGGCTGCGAGGTGGGGCGCTACACGATCACCACCGACAGCATGCACGCCTACGTCAACCCCCAGTGGGAGAAACTGAGGGACACGCCGGCCTACGCAGACCCCTACCAGTCGGCCTCCCACGACTACCGACCGTTCCCCATGATGGAAGAGCCCGTCCTCTTCTGCACGGACCTGACGGCCTTCTTCGAGACGTACGACGACGGCCGTATGCGCCCCTACTCCAGCGTCTACTTCCGCCGGGTGGTCCTGCCCATGTGGGAGACCTTCCTCTCCTACAAGGCGCGCGACGGCCGGGAGCGCGAGCTCCTGGAGAGGGTGGCGGCCGCGGACTGGCAGGACGCCGTCAGCCAGTGGTTCGACGGCATCGAGCGCCTCCAGAGGCCCTTCTCGTGAGTGTCCTGCGGGCGGTGTCCTGGGCCTACCGCAAGGCCCGGACGCTGCGCTTTCACACTCACTTCTGCACCCGGCAGGAGACCATCGGCCACCACTCCCACGGCGTGGCGGTCATCGTGTCCCTGGTCTACCCGGACGCCAGCGCCGACCTGCTCAGGGCCGCGGTCCTGCACGACCTGGGAGAGGGCGAGTGGGGCGACATGCCGGGCCACACCAAGCGCGAGCTCGGCATCCGGGAGGCCGTAGCCGTCCTGGAGGAGCGAGAGATGCGCAGGAACGGCGTGGAGATGCCGACGCTGAACGCCGAAGAGCACCGCAGGCTCAAGTTCGCCGACAACGCCCACGGCGCGCTCTTCTCCATGGAGGAGCTCTCTAGGGGCAACCGGGAGCTCCTGGGGCCCTTCCGCAACTACGTGGAGTGGATGGAGAAAGAGCCGATGCACCTGCTAGGCGAGCAGGAGCTCTTCGAGATGATCAGGCGACGGTTCTTCAGGCATTCTACCGAAGGTGTGAGAGATGAAGTCTTCGAGTTCTGAGGCGGACAAGCGCCAGGTCGGCGGCGGCCATTACAAGGACGTCCCCGAGCACCTCCAGCACTGGAACGTGGTCGCGGCCCTGGGCTGGGATTATTTCATCGGCACGGCCACCAAGTACATCTGGCGGGCCGGCAAGAAGGACGACCCCGTCCAGGAGCTCGAGAAAGCGGTGCACTACCTCCAGAAGAAGATCGAGCTCCTCAGGGCCGAGCGCGCGGCCGCGGAGAAGCAAGTTGGCTGACGGAGAGGTCGCCTTTTTAGACACGGAGAGCTACGCCAACGCGGCGCTCTTCATGTGCCAGACCGAGGGCGGCCGCCTGTTCAAGGCCTGGGTGGAGGGCCCGAACGGTCCGGCGGCGGACTACGTCCGGGCGGTCATGGCCTCGGGCTACACGTTCGTGACCTTCAACGGCATCAACTACGACATGCCGGTGGTCAGCGCCATGATCGACGGCCGGGGCCCGCACGAGATCAAGCACCTCTCCAACCGCATCATCGAGGGCGGCCTGATGCCCTGGGAGGCCGCCGACGAGTTTCGCCTGCCGCCAAACCTGGCGGGCGTGGACCACATCGACCTCATCGGGGTCAGGCCGCCCAACGCCGGCCTCAAGATGGCCGCGGCCCGGATGGGCTCCCCGCACCTGGAGGAGAACCCTATCGACCACCGCTCGGAAATCGCCCCGGCGCAGTACCCCGGCGCCGAGCGGTACTGCATGAGCGACCTCCGCAACACCCGGATGCTGTTCGGCCGCTGCGAGCAGCCGCTCCTGCTGCGCTGCCAGATGAGCCGCGAGTACGGCGTGGACCTGCGGAGCAAGAGCGACGCCCAGGTCGCCGAGCAGGTGTTCGTCAAGAAACTGGGCCTCAAGAGGAAGTGGGGCGAGAACGCCCGCATACCTCCGGTGGTGCGCTACCGCGCGCCGGCCTGGGCCCAAAGTTTCCAGAGCCCGGGCCTGCGCGCGCTGGTGGCGCGGCTGGAGGACACGATCTTCCACGTCCACCAGGGCAGCGGCCACGTGGCCATGCCCTCCTGGCTGGAGGCGGCCTCCCCGGAGTCGCGCCTGACCTCCCGGACCGGCGTCTTCCAGATGGGCGTGGGCGGCCTGCACAGCACCCACGACAAGAAGGTCTGCCACGTCGCCGGGCCGGACTGGCGCGTCACGGACGTGGACTGGGACTCCTACTACCCCACGCTGATCGTCAACGCCGACCCCGAGATACTGCCGCCCCACCTGGGCGAGGCGTTCATCACCGAGTACGACAACATTCGGCGCATCCGCCTGGAGGCCAAGCGGGTCAAGGACGTCTCCAAGGCCGACAGCCTGCGCATCGCGGTCAACGGCACCTTCGGCAAGCTGATGTCGCGCTGGTCGCCGCTGTACGCCCCGGGCCTGGGCCTGTACACTACCCTGACCGGGCAGCTGGGGCTGCTGGGCGCGGTCTACGAGGTCCTGGAGCCCGCCGGCTGCTCCATACTGAGCGCCAACACCGACGGCATCGTCATCGGGCACCCGGCGGGGGTGGACGCCGCGGCGCTGATGGCGGAGTACGCCGCGGTCATGAGCGAGGGCGGCCGCGCGCCCTACGGCGTGGAGGCCACCTCCTACCGCACCATCGCGATGAAGGACGTCAACAACTACATCGCGGTCAAGGCCAAGGATCGCTCGGTCAAGGCCAAGGGGCTGTACGCCCCGCTGGACAAGATGATGAAGAACCCCACCCTGCCGGTCTGCTCGGAGGCGGTGGGCAAGTGGCTGGCCCACGGCGTCCCCTTCGAGAGGACGCTGGCCGAGGCCCACCAGCGGCGCTACCTGCCCGACTGGCTGGCCGCGCGGCGCGTCAACGGCGGGGGCGTCCAGGGAGAGAAGACGGTGGGCAGCCTGGTCCGCTGGTACTTATCAACCGACCCCGGACTTCCGCCCTTGACTTATGCGCTGAATGGCAATAGAGTACCCAAGACCGAGGGCGTCAGGGCCTGCATGATCTTCGATCCTGCGGCCCCGTTGCCGGCGGACCTAGACACTCTAGCATATAACAAGGAATGCATCAGGATAGCCAAGGACCTGGGCTGCTCCCAGTACCTGTCAGAGGAACAGCTGGTACTCGTCGCGCCGCCCCCGAAGGCCGGCCGCAAGAGGAAGGCCGTCACCGAGTCCCCAGAGAAGGAAGCGTCAGCATGAAGGAATCAACGTCTCCCGCCCAGGCCGGCGCGAGCCTCGCCGAGGGACCCCGCGTGTGGGTGGTCTACGCCGACCGGCGCAAGGACATGACCACCGCCGAGAAGTACGGCCAGCTGACAGACATGTTCACCGGCCGGGTGGACTACTCCCGCGCCGTGGAGCACGCCCGCAAGATGCTGGCGCGCTACAAGCAGGGCGACCACATCCTGATCGTCGGCGACCCCGCGCTGTGCGGCATCGCCATGACGGTGGCCCTGGAGTACGCCCCGGTGGACGAGCAGGTGCTCTCCATCCTGCGCTGGGATCGCGACGAGCTGGAGTACCGGCCCGAGGTGTTCGACTTCAGCGACGACAACTAGGAGCACATAGCATGTCAGACTGGCAGGACAGTCTTACTCGCGGCAGGCAGAAGACGCCGCCGCGCATCGGCATCTACGGGGGCCATGGCATCGGCAAGAGCACGCTGGCCAACAGGTTCCCTAACCCCATCTTCATGAGCACCGAGGACGGCCTGGACGCCATCGACCTCAACGCGGCCTTCCCCCGGGCGAGGACCTACGAGGACGTCCTCCAGAGCCTGGGCAAGCTGGCCAAGGAGCCACACGACTTCAAGACCGCGGTCCTGGACACCGCGGACTGGCTGGTGGAGCCCCTCATCACCCGCTATATCGAGGGTAAGCACGAGCCGAAGGACCTGGCCTACGGCAGGGGGGCGGTCCTGATCGCCGAGGAGTTCCGCAACGTGCTCACGGGCTTCGACGCCCTGCGCCGGAAGCGTGGGATGAACATCGTCATCATCGCCCACGCCGAGATCAGGCGGTTCGAGAACCCCATGACCGAGCCCTACGACACCTACCGCCCCAAGCTCCCGGTGCGCTGCAACGCGCTCCTCCAGGAGTGGCTCGACGTCCTGGCCTTCGCCTCGTTCAAGGTCATCGTCAAGAACACAGACGTGGGCTTCAACAACAAGGTCCGCCGCGGCGTGGGCACCGGAGACCGCCTCCTCCACCTGGTGGAGACGCCCGCCTACGTGGCCAAGAACCGCTACGATTTCGAGGACTCAGAGGTCGAGATGGCCTTCGAGAACCTCATCAAGTTCATCCCCATCGTGGGGCTGGAGAGCGCCCAGTAGGGCAGAGGCAAGGAGCATAGCAGAGATGAAAACCGCAAGCACCATTAGCATCGACCTCGGGGGTCTCCAGCAGGACCACCGGAAGGCCAAGGCGGCCCTGGCGGCCGCCCAGGCGACCTGGACCGCGGCGGCCCGCAAGGTCGAGCTGGCCTGTGCGGCCGCCGACCGCGCTAGGGCGAAGGTCGACGAGCAGAAGAGCAACGTCGAGAAGGCGCGCGTCGCCATGCTCGAGGGCGCCCGCACCGCGGCCAACAACTAGGGCCGCGGACAGCAGACTACCAACCCCAAACCGTCAAGTAGAGGAATAGGCAGATGAGCAAGTTCGGCTTCGACCCGGCGGAGTACGCCGACCCGGTCAACAACTTCAATCCGGTGCCCCCGGGCGACTACATCCTCAAGGCCCTGGAGGCCGAGGAGATGAGCACCCGGGCCGGCGACGGCCAGTACATCAAGGTGAAGTTCGAGGTGTCGCGCGGCGAGCTCAAGGGCCGCAAGATCTTCATGAACTTCAACGTGGTCAACCCCAACGAGACCGCCCAGCGCATCGGCCGCGAGCAGCTGGCGGCCTGGGCCCGGGCCTGCGGCAAGCCCAAGGCTAACGACACCGACCAGCTCCTAGAGGTCGAGTTCCAGGCCAAGGTCGGCATCGAGAAAGGCAAGGGCGAGTACCTCGGACGGGACAACAACCGCATTAACGAGTTCGTGCCCAAGGAGGGCGTCCAGGCTCCGGCGCAGACCACGGCCAAGGAGGGTACCCAGGCCCCCTCGACCAAGGCCGCTGACAAGACCCCGCCGGCCGGCAAGTCCCAGCAGGCCGCGGCCACCAAGAACCCCTGGGACGACTAGGGCCGCCCGTGGCGACCATCCCCTACCGGGTGGAGGACCAGCTGTCGGACCTCATCTACGAGGCCCGGCAGCGAGAGGAGGCGGCGAAGCGCAGCCGGCGGGGCATCAGCCTCGCCCGGCTGGGCTCCTCCACCATCGGCCACCCCTGCGTGAGGTACGTCTACCTGGACTGGCGGGCCCACGCCCGCGCGCCCCAGGTGGACGGCCGTGTCCAGGCCATCTTCGACACCGGCCACTTGCTGGAGGCCCGGACGCTGGACGACCTCGGCCGCGCCGGCCTGGAGGTCTGGGCAGTCGACGCCAAGATCGGCAAGCAGTTCGAGTGGTTGGACGAAACGGGGCACTTCGTCTGCAAGCCCGACGGCGTGGTCAAGGGCCTGCCCTGGGACCCCAAGACCCCGCACAGCCTCGAGATCAAGAGCCACAACCTGAAGAACTTCGGGGCCATCGCCAAGGAGCAGAGCCTGGCCAAGGCCAACCAGGGTCACTACGTCCAGTGCCAGTCTGGCATGTGGCTGAGCGGCCTGGGGAAGTGCCTCTACGTCGCGCGCTGCAAGAACGACGAGCGGTACTATTTCGAGACCGTGGTGCGCAACGACAAAGCCATCGCCTGGATCGCCGATCGAGTGGGGAGCCTCTACCGCACCGAGGTGACCCCGGCGGGCATCAGCGCGGACGCCAGCGCCTTCCTGTGCACGGCCTACGGCGGCTGCGACCAGCGCGGCCCCTGCCTGGGCGGCCAGCCGCTCAAGAATTGCCGCACCTGCCAGAAGTGCGAGCCGGGGCCCGAGGGCAGCTGGCTGTGCGGCCTCTGGGAGAAGAGCCTGACCTGGGACGAGCAGCGGGCGGCCTGCGAAGAGTACAGGCCGCACACAGTGGGGAAGTAGCATGAAGGAATACTTGGATCAGTGGACCCTCGGGCAATTGATCGACGCCCTGGAGGCCGTCGGCGACAAGGCGAACGCCTGCCGCTTTGACTTCTGCCACGCCGTTCCCGGAAAGCTCGACAGCTATCGGGGATACTACGAGGACCTGGCGCTGGGCTGGGAACCGCAGACAAATTATCCAGAGCCGACCGTGGCGCACGTTCTGGACACTCTGAAGAAGCAGATCGGAACCACCGTTCACGGCTACAAGGGGGGTGACTACGTCGTCTCGCGCGATCAGACAGTCTATGTGGCCAACTACGGAGAGACTGGCTCCACCGGCATCGTCGGAGTCGACAGCACCTATACGACCGTCATCCGAACGGTCTGCACAAACCCGGCACCCGACCGATGATACCGGACGGCCGCGCCGTGATCATCGGCATGAACAACGAGGACGGCGGGGAGGCGCTCGCGCTGCACCCCGCCACGCGCGCCGGGGCCCGATTGCTGAAGTTCTCCGGGATGACCCGCGACGAGATGATAGCGGGCTTCCAGCGAGTCAACCTCCTGTACGCCCAGTCCTGGGTCATGACGGAGGCCCGCCGCGCCGCCGACCGGCTGATGGAGCACCTGGGCGGCCGCACCTGCGTGGTGCTGGGCCGAGACGCGTGGCGCGCGCTGGGGCTCCCCCACCAGGCCAGGTTCTGGGAGCGGCACACGCACCGCTTTGTGGCCGGCTTCCCGCCGGCCGAGACCGAGGCGTGCTTCTACTCCATCCCGCACCCCTCGGGGCTGAACCACTACTACAACCGCAGAGACAACCAGAAGAAGGCCGCAGAGGTGCTCTACGACGCCCTGCGCCGCAGCAAGGAGAAGTCAGTTGTCAGCCACGCCTAGAGAGAACCTGAACCCGGACGAGATCCGGGACTACGCCCGCGAGCAGCTTAAGAAGAACCCGGACGACATCCTGGCCTGGCTGCAGTACATGCTGGACATGACCCACGCCGACCGGGAGGAGGGCTTCCGGGTCGGGGACCACGTCGCGGCCAACCGGCACGACGCCCTGGTCCAGAAGTTCGCCGCAGCCGTCCAGGAGATGAGCCGCCTACGCCAGCACAACCAGGTGACCGTCCAGGCCCTAATGAACACGGTGGAAATCAGCCTGCGCAACGCCAAGGCCCCGCCCTGGAGAGCCACGCACCTCCACTACAAGGGCACGGCCTACCGAGTCCTCTCCATGAAGGTCCTCAACGCCGAGGAGACCGAGGCCTTCCCAGCGGTGGTCTACGACAACGAGCAGGGCCAGGTTTACACGCTCTCTAAGGAGAAGTGGGAGAGCCGGCTGGAGAGTGGTCGGCTGCGCTACGAGCCCCTGATCCCGGAGCGAGACCTGACGACCCTGCCGCGCTAGAATTTATTTTGACCCCGAAGTAACTTCCCGCTTGACTTCCCCGGGGAGGGGGCCCAAGATGTCCCTCATAGCATCATAGCAGGAGACTTTCCGATGTTCAATCAACTCCTCCACCTGATCGCCCTCGAGTACGCCTATCAGGGTCGCATGCGCGCCCATGGCGGCAACGGCGCGGGCGCGACCTACAAGACCAGCCGCAGAGAGTTTCTGAAGCTGAAGTGGGTTCAGAAAGCTCCTTGGCTCCAGCTGGGTGGTCCGGCCCCGTACGCTTTTCAGGAGCGCTGAGAATGGCCTCCCTCTCCGGCATCACCAGCGGTCCCGCCAGGCAGCCCCGCCGCCCGCTCCCCGAGTTCGACTTCGGCCGCCGGCCCTCCGAGCTCCAGGCAGGCTTCTTCGACTACGTGTTCAACGGGGAGGGCAACGCGGTCCTCAAGGCCGTCGCGGGCTCGGGCAAGAGCACCAGTCTGGTCTGGGCGCTGGCCTACATCCCAGAGAGCGCCTTCGTCACCATCCTCGCGTTCAGCGCCAAGATCGCGCCAGAGCTCAAGGAGAAGGTGGCCGAGCTCGGCCGGCGGATCGGCCGGCCCTTCAAGCGCGTCTCCGTCAAGACCTTCCACTCCCTCGGCTTCGGCGCGGTGCTGCGCAAGATCGGCAAGGGCTACGGCGAGTGCGAGCCCGACGACCGCAAACTGCGCAAGCTCTTCTTCGCCAAGTTCGGCCCCGAGGCGGACGCCCTCTACGGCTCGTTCGTGGCCGACCTGGTGTCTCTCGGCAAGGGCCAGGGCATCGGCACCCACCTCTGCGAGGACACGCCCGCGGCCTGGGAGGCACTGGTGGACCACCACGCGCTGTTCCTGGACAGCGAGGAGGCCGACGAGTGGACGGCCATCAAGTTCGCCCACCGCCTCCTGATGCTCTCCAACGAGGCCGCCCTGCGCGGAGAGCTGGACTTCGACGACATGATCTATCTACCGGTCCTCTGGCGGCTGAGCATCTGGAAGAACGACTGGGTGTTCGTGGACGAGGCCCAGGACACCAACCCCTGCCGGCGCGAGCTTGCCCGCATGACCCTGCAGCCCTGGGGCCGCCTGGTGGCGGTGGGCGACGATGCCCAGGCCATCTTCGGCTTCACGGGGGCCTCGCACGACGCCCTGGACCAAATCAGGGAGGACTTCGGGGCCCGGGAGCTCCCGCTGACCGTGAGCTACCGCTGCCCGAAGATAGCCGAGACCCTGGTCCGGGCCATCCCGATGATCGACAATGGGTTCACGGTCTGGGAGGGGGCCCCGGCCGGCGTCGTGGAGCACCTCTCGGAGAAGGAGGCCCTCGCCAAGCTGGGGCCTAGGGACGCGGTCCTCTGCCGCAACACCGCCCCCCTGGTCAACCTCGCGTTCAGGCTCATCTCGGCCGGGCGCGGGTGCGTGATCCTGGGCCGCGACATCGGCAAGAGCCTCCGGGAACTCGTGGAGAAGCAGAGCGTCGCCACCATCAAGGGTCTGGAGGGCAAGCTGGAGGCCTACCGCGCCCGGGAGGTCAAGCACCTTACCAAGAAGGGCAAGGAGGGCCGGCTAGTCAGCTGGGAGAAGAAGATCGCTGCCGTCCACGACCGCGTAGACAGCCTGATGAGCATCTGCCGCGGCCTGCCCGAGGGCGAGCGGACTGTCCAGGGCCTGCTGCTCCGCCTAGACACTATGTTCCGGGACGACGGCCGGGGCGTGCTGACTCTCTGCACGATGCACAAGGCCAAGGGCCTGGAGTGGCCGCGCGTGGCCATCCTGCAGCCGGAGCTCATCCCCAGTCCGTTCGCCCGGCGCGAGCACCAGCTGCGCCAGGAGTACAACCTGCGCTACGTGGGGGAGACCCGCTTCCAGCAGGAGCTCTACTTCATCAAGGCCGAGGAGCAGGGCAATGGCTGACGCAGAGAACGAGATTGTCGAATTCGGCTGGGAGCCCGGCGCAAGCGGGCGTTTCTACATCCTGACCGGCCCTCGTCGCCGCAAGCACATCGTGCCCGATGAAATGCGCCTTAGCCTGAGCGCGCATCGCATCGACCTGGGCGCGGACTATCCTTTCATCGACGATGCCGAAGGCGTCGCCATCAAGCCCAAGGTGAACTGACATGACCGACACAGAGGGCGGGAAGATGCTGACGGATGAGCGCATCGCAGAAACAATTGAGATTGCTCGCCGTACAGCGGCCAACCCGAAAGCATCCGGCTTAGAAGAAAATCTCGCGCTTGCGGTAATTTTTCTCGCAAACTGCCGCGCCCAGCCAGCACCAGAGGAGGTGCGTGCGCAAATAAAAGAGGAGTGCGCGAAGGTTTGCGATGCGTATGCCGAATGGGCACATGAAGAATTGAAGACATGCCCAGATTTCGTTCGTCAGTCCCGCATCAACTTCGCCTCCGCCGGAATCGCATTGGGGGCCCGCATCCGCGCCCTAGGAGCAAAGCCGGAGATGAAGTTATGAGCCACGACCGAGGGTGCCCCTGCGGCCGGGAGCCGTACGAGTACGAGGACTGCACGAACGAAGTCTGCTGGAAGAGGCCCGGCGGCCCCCGTATCCACCAGGCACCGTCCCCGATCATGGACCCAGAGACGCCCGTGCAACCGGGCAGTGTGGGAGCGCCTGAATCAAGCGCCCCAGGGGGCGGCCTAGGCTGCGACCGAGCGCATCGGCAAAAAGGCGCGCAGGTGCCGAGGGCCACAGCCGCCCCCATTCCATCTCGGCCGATGCCGGACTACGCCACCGTCCCGGCCCGGCACATGATCCCGGGCATCTCGCTCTACCTGGAGAAGGGCGTCCCGCCGGGGAGCTTCCTCATGGCGCTTCTACAGAACGACCTGGCCGGCGCGGTGCGGACCGCAGACCACGTCAACCTAGTCTTGATGCGCGAGTGGGTCCTCTGGCTCCACAACAATCTGCCGGCCGAGTGCCACGGCTCTCCGGAGAGGGTGGAGGCCTGGTGCGACAAGCTGGAGGACACCTGAGTATGAACGCGCTCTCCTACACGCGGCCGCTCTGGTCGTTCACCAGCCCGGTGGCGGTCAGCCTGCCGGCCCACAACCTGTCCCTGATCAGGGAACGCCTCCTGCGTGACGAGCTGGGGCGCAGACTGGTCCTCCTGGACCCCGCGGAGGCCGAGCGCCGACTCAAGGCTCGGGGCAGGGAGGACGGACAGTGAAGAACGAGGCGATGACCATCACCATCGAGGACCCCGCGCACCAGAGGCTCCGCCCTGGCGCGACGATCCGCGTCGGCAACAACGACGAGCTCAAGAGGGAGGGCCTGGGCACCATGCCGGGCCTCTGGGAAGTCACCTACGTCTACTCGGCCGAGCAGGGTAGGCAGAGGTACGACGTCGTGCCGGCGGCCATCAATCGGCACCAGCTGAGGGCGAGGCTGAAGAAGATCGCCAAGGGCAACTTCAAGAGAGGATAGCAACATGGGACTCCTAGGAAGAGTAGTGATCGCGGCCGCGCTGTTCGGGCTGGGCTGGATGGCCGCCCGGGGAGACGTCAGCTGCAGGGTCTCCCCGGAGGCCCTCTCGCGGCTCAGGGACGCCGGGGCGGGCGTCCTGGACCAGGCGACGAGCTATGCTCACGGGCAGGACTGGGGACGCCGGGACGGCTCCCCCACGCCCCTGGGCCGGGACCTCGGCGGCTCGGCGGACCCCGCGAGCGGGAGGGCGCGTTGGTAGCCGTCATAGCCATGGCGATGTGCACGCACTTCGCCGGCTACTGGGACTGCCGCGCGATGCCGCAGCCCTTCCCCACCGAGCAGATGTGTCTGGAGATGCTGGATGCGTATCGTTCTAGGACGAGTAACCCCAACATCTCCTACGTCTGCATGAAGCGCGAGAAGTGGGATGGCTGGGTCAGGGTGCCGGAGTAGGAGGACGACATGACGCCGACGAGAGAAGAGCACGCCGAGGCAGAGATGCTGAGGCCGGCGCGAGCAGGCGAGCCCGGGGTCACCCTGAGTCCTCCCGTCGCCATCCCCTCTTGGGCCCGGAGCGGAGATCTCATCTACACGGATGGTCCCAAGGCCGGCGTTCTGATCGACCACCACGCGCGGCCCGTTGACTGGCATGGCCGCCGGGCCCGACCCTGCTGGTTCGGGAGCTACGCCACCATGGCCTGCGCCATCATGAGCGGGCAGATCAGCTGCCCGTCAGAGGTCTCGGTCAGGCCGATCCCGGGCCGGTTGGAGCCCAGGGCGGAGGTGGGCTGGCTGGGCTACGCCGTTTTCCTCGCCCTGCTCGCCGCAGCCGCCACCTGGCCTATCTGGAAATAGAAAAGGCCCCCGGAGCTATCCGGGGGCCTTTCTTCTACCTGTCTTAGAGAGAACGGCTACTTGGCGGCGTACGCCCTCAGGCGGGCGTAGACGCGCGGCCCGGTCATGGAGGGCACCGCCGGCCGCGGCGCGGCGACGCCGAGCACGCCCAGGATGGCCGCGATCATCGGGACGATGGCCTGCAGGTCGGCCAGGACCGTCTGCAGAAGCGGCGGGAGGCCGCCGACGCCGCCCACCGCCGAGGCAATGGCGGTCACCGCCGAGGCGATCTGCTGGTAGATCGACCCGGTGGTACTCGAGGTCGCCGAGGCCAGCGCGTTCGCGGCGGCCTGGAGGGAGGCCGCAGCGGTCTGAACGGCCGTCACGACGGCCGGCCCTACGCCGAGGGCCGTCAGGTCCGGGACCAGGGCGAGGGCCGCCGCGGCCGCCGCCTGGGCATACTGTATCGCGGCCTGAGGAACCAGGCTCCCGATGGAATTGGTCCCGCAGGCCGAGAGGCCCAGTGCGGCGGAGCCCATCAGGGCCCCAACGAATAAGCGACGATTCACCTGGATCAAGACTGCTCTCCCTCGCTGACCGACACCACCGCGGTGCCGATGACGTCCACGAGGGCGTCCCCGTGGGCCTCTAGGTACGACTTGATCGCACCCCTCTCGAACACGCTGGCCGCCGCGATCTGCGGGGTGGCCCAGTCGTTGAGGGCCTGCCGGGCGGCGGCCCTCTGTGCGTCTGTCAGTGCCATTCTTCTTCTCTTTCAGTTGTCCATGAGGATGGTCCAGAAATCGGACCCGTGCTTCTCCAGGTAGCCGCGGGGGAGTTTGCAGTAGCCCCGGCGGCCCAGGGAGTCCCGGCAGCCCCACCGGCTGCCCCAGCTGTTGAGGACCACGTCGTGGTCCGGGGCGTAGCCCGCGAGCAGCATGCAGTGCATGCCCACCTTGGTCTCCAGCGCCCGGGGCATGGGGACCAGCCCGGTCTCGGAGACCTGGTCGGACTCGAAGGCGGCGAACACCGGCACGCCGATGACCACCGGCCGGCCCAGGAAGATCGTGCTGTTGATCGACGCCCGGTCGGTCCCTACCCTGCAGTACTCCAGGGCGCGGTGGCGCAGGGCGTCCTGGTAGACCTCCGGGGGCGGGGGCTGGAGCAGGCGGTCGTAGCCCCAGGAGGACTCCAGCGCCGCCCCGCGGGTGGCCACGGCCTTGATGACGTCCCTGATCTGCCGTCCGCAGTCCCCGGTGTTGCCCTCCAGCACCCCGGCGTCCCAGTAGGGCTGGGAGCGGGAGAGGACCACGTCGGGCAGGTCGGAGTTGATCAGGTTGTAGCGGATGGCCGCAGTCACTCCGTGGGCCGTGCAGGTGCCGTAGGGGCCCTGGTCCATCGCGTCGGGCAGCCAGGGGGTCAGGTCGTGCGAGAGCGGCACTATGAGGGGGACCTGCCTCGGTGAGAAGAGGTGGTCCCTGGGGTCGTCCTGGTCTCGAACGCATCCGTATCCGCGCATCAGAACCTCTGTCTCCAGCCTATCAGGTAGTCCTCGCCGTTGAGGCCGGTGCGGGCCGGGTAGGCGCCCGTCAGCGGTCTCTCCCAGGCGGTCACGCAGCCGCCCAGGGGCAGCGTCAGGAGTGCCAGGAGTGCCAGGCTAAGGAGCCTTGCCGCCAGTGAGCGAGGCAATCTGCTTGTCCTTGGAGCTGGAGCCCGCGCTGGAGCCCAGCCAGTAGTTGACCACGAGCACGAACGCCCCGCCCAGGGTGCCCCCGGCCGTGTTGACCACGTCCTTCATGTCGGTGGGGACGGGGAAGAAGATGATCCCGATGAGGTAGGCCATGAAGGCCAGGATGACCAGGATGCTGATGGTCACTCGTCCGACGTTCTCCACGTTCATGCCATTCTCCCTACTCAGGCCAGCGGGCCACTAAGACGTCGCCGATGAACTGGTGCTTCTCCCCCATGCGGCGGCTAGTCACCTCGGGCGGATTGCACCAGTTGTCGAAGGCTGCGGCCGCGCCCTCGTAGTCCCCGGCGTTGAGCGCGCGCAGGATCGAGCAGGGGCCGCCGTGGTCCCCGGCGCGGAGGGCCCACTCGCCGCAGTTGACGCTGAAGCTGACCAGGGCGTCGTACTGGTCCTGATTGAGCGGGACGGTCACGGACGCGTCCACGGCCGCCTCGAAGCGCCGGACGTCTTCCTCGAAGGAGGCGTCCACCTGGTCGTTGGTCCAGAAGAGACCCAGGTGGACCTCTGGGCCGGTGTGGCCCACGCCGATGGTGGGGCGGCCGCGGCTGTCGAGGTACGCCTCGTTCCGGCGGTCCTCCCTGAGCTCTATGAGGGTCCGGCCGCGCGGGCTGGTCCGCATCAGTTGGCCCGGCCCGGGCTCAGCGGGTAGACCCGTTTCTTTATGTCATCCATGTCGTTCTCGAGGTGGTTGATGCGGTCGCCCTGCCCCGCGAAGCGGCCGGTGGCGGTGGCCGACAGGTTGTTGATCTGGAGCTGCAGGTTGTTGATGCTCCCCTCGGTCCGGCCCCGGAAGTCGATCAGGGTGCTGTTCATCAGGGCCACGCTGCTCTTGATCTCCTGGAGAGCCTTGCCGTTGTCCTTGCGGTCCTCCTTGTAGGAGGCCCAGACCTCCTGCCCGGCCCAGCCCGCGACGCCAAGAAAGCATGCGCAGACGATCATTGCACCGCTACCAGCAAGCTGGAAATAAGCGTTCTCGGCGGCCTCTTTGGCGAATTTGTAGAGGCGGCCCTCCTGCCTCTTCTCGACGACTTCGGCATCACTCATAGAAAGTACTCCTACGGGATGTTGACTGCTTCGCTTGGCGCGACGAACGGCTGCCCTGTCGCGAGTGCCGTCGCGAGCGCGACCTGACAGGCGTATCGGAACTGCCACGCGCCCTTCGCCATCGCGAGGAACTGCGCCTGCGTCCAGATTTTAGTAGAGCCTGGCGGGTACGAGAACGTGTCGGTGCCGGAGGGAAGCTCGTTGAAGATCGAGATCGCCGCGACCATGCGGCTCAGGGCGTCGGCCCCGATAGGATCGAGAGATATCGAACCATTGAGCGCGGGCGTACCGGTCGAAGTCAATGTGATGCCTGTTGCGAGCACCTGATTGACTTGTGCGATGAGAACGGCAGCAGCGCTGGTGTCTGTCATGTCAGCGCACTCCCATTACGCTGACGCGGTTTGTGTCAACGCTACCCGTTGACCAGTTGTACACGAGGAACCGTACCGTGGTCGTGGTGACGGTGTTGGCAGCCCCCGTACTGACGATCCCTGTGTAGTAAGACCCGGAGGTGCTGCCAACTGCAGAGCCGGCAATGGTGTAATTGGCGTCGGTGATTGCGCTGGTGAACGTGAACGTATAGTCCCCTGTGCCATTTTTCGTAATCGACGCGACATTGTAAGAGCCAGATAGACACGTAGGAGAGCCGGCCGTTCCGTCGAACACGCAGCGAAAAACAACCTTGCCGCCTGCTACAGCATTGCTGGAAGAAGTGTCGGCATAAGCCTGCGTTGAAACGTTCACACCACCTGCGCCCGGCGATCCAGTCGTCGCGGTCGTGCTAGGTGGCAGCGCCGCAGACGCGACGACGTGGCCCGAGCCATCGCCCGAGAGAACGCCGGTCGAAGTGCCACCTGAGAGGGCGGTCGTCCCGGAGACGATGGTACCGGCCGCTCCTATCGCCGTCCAGGTGGTCGAGCCGCTACTGTTGTAGTAGGGAACGCCGCCGCTGTTGTCGAGGTACAACGTGCCCTTGGCCGCACTGAAGGTGGGGGCTCCTATCCCCCAGCAGTAGCCGTAGACTGACGTGCTGGAGGCGAAGTAGCATTGCGAGGCAGAGCCGCCCGAGGTAGGAGCTGTGCCGCTGAACGCCGTGTGGGCCCCGGTGCTCGTGAGGCTGGTGAATGCCCCCGTCCCAGGGGTCGTGCCGCCGATTGCGCCCGGGGAGGCGAACGTGGCCCCGTTCAGCTGGGCCGCGTTGACGTTGGTGATGTTGGAGCCGTTGCCGCTCGCCGGGGTTCCCAGGATGGGGGCCACGAAGGTCTGCTGACCGGTCCAGGTGTTGGCGTGACCCAGGGCCAGCGAGGCCGTCACCGCGCCGGTCGTCGGAGAGACGGTCAGCGTGCCGTCGCTGTTGGAGACGGACGTGACGTCGGAGGGGTCCGCGGTGAAGGTGTAGGTCCCCGCGCCGGTCCTCTTGATGAAGCCCGTGCCGCTGAAGCCCGTGATGTTGTCGAGCGCCGTGCCGCTGGGGGAGGCGCTGTTGGTGCCGCCGTTCGCCACGGGCAGGGTTCCCGAGACGTGCGTGGTGAGCCCGATCTTGCCCCAGGCTGGCGCGACGCCCACGCCTCCGGAGATTAGCGCGTTGCCCGTGGCCACGTCGGCCAGGCGCGACAGCGCGCTGGTCCCGCTGGCGTAGAGGAGGTCTCCGATGACGTAGGCGGGCAGGCCCGTCCCGCCGCTCGCCGCGGCGAGCGTGCCGCCCAGGACCACCGCTCCCGTCGTCGCGCTGCTCGGCGTCAAGCCGGTCGCGCCGCCCGAGAACGAGGCCACGGAGCCTCCGGTAGTCGGCACCGCCACGCCCTTGATGAACAGAGAGTCGAAATTGGCCGAGCCCGCGCCCTTGCACCCGCCCGTGACGCTGCCGGGCAGGGTCAGGCAATAGGCCGCGTCCTTGGGGTAGATGGCCGAGCCGTTGAGCAGCCAGGGGCCGGGCGGCGGGGAGGGCTGGGCGGCCGCGGTCAGCGGAGCCAGGGCGAGGAGGACGGCGAGGAGGAGCTTCTTGAGCATGGCTACCACTGGACTGCGGTGAAGGGATGATTGAGGTCGGGCGCGACGACCTGGGTGACCGTGCCCTGCCCGGGGATGGCGACGTAGGTGCCGCCGGGCCAGATCGCGAAGGTGGTCCCGCCCTCTGCCAGCTGCGGCGCGGCCCCGGTAGGGTCTACGTACAGGGGCTCGGTGGCCGTGGAGGGGTTGGTGATCCAGCCCCCGTTGATGTCCTGGCCCAGGGCGACCACGGGCACGCTGATGGCCCCCGTGGTCAGGTTAGGCCCGGGCGTCGGGATGACTTGGGGTGCCACGGTGGCCATGCGCGGCCTCCTAGAGCTTGATGATCAGGTTGAGGCCCAGGGAGGGCGGGATCGGCACGATGGTGGAGGTATGGGTGTGGCCCGAGCCGGCCACCGTGATGCCGCCGGCCCCCACGTTGCCGTAGTCGACGCTCTCGGTGCCGCTGACCACGCTGTAGGACTGGCTGCCGCCGCTGCTGCCGAGCACTGGCTCGAAGCCGATGACCGCCTGCGTGAGGCGCGAGGAGGGCGTCCCGCCCATGTAGTTGTTGCCGTAGACGAAGGCGCCCCGGCCGTCCGGGTACTGGAAGGTGTTGCTGCCGTCGCCGCAGCCGAAGGGGTTGTAGCGGCAGGTCTGGACGCCGCTCTGGCTGCCCGTGAAGGCGATGGGGGTGCCGTCCTGCGTGGCCGCCACCTGGAAGCTGTTGGTGGAGGGGTTCACCACGTAGTAGTTGGTGGCGGTGCTCAGCCCGGTGGGCAGCGTCCCGGTGGTCTCGAAGGAGACCTTGGAGCCGAGCGGAATGCCGTGGTTCGCCCAGTTGACCACGCCGGGGCTGGCGATGGTCAGCGTGACCGTGGCCGCTGCGGTGATGGCGTTGAACAGGGAGGCCTGGGACACCCGGTTGCCGGTCTGCCCGTAGGCGAAGGCCCAGCCGGCGGGGGCGGTGATGGCCGCGGTCCAGACCATGGAGCCCGAGGGAGAGAAGCTGGCGTTGGCCAGCTGCGCGGGGGTGATGGCGCTCTGCGTGTCGGTGCCGGCGGCGACGGCCGCGGAGGTGGCCGGGGCGGTCCCCTGGTACTCGAAGTGCGTGCCGTCCCAGATGGTGTCGGTGATGACGCCTGCCCCGACCTCGCCGCCGACGCAGGCCGAGCCGTCCCGGCGGACCAGCGGGGCCGCGCCCCAGCCGGCGTTGATGGTGGTGGCCCCGTTGTTGGCGTTGCCGGTGAGGAAGCGGATGGGCGTGCCGGCGGGCGGCGCGGTCCCGATGGCGGGGGTGAAGCCCACCACGTAGGCGTTGGCCACGCCGGTGTCCACGCCGTAGTTGGTCGACTGCGTCTGGAGCTGGGTCAGCTGGACCAGCGTCTCCAGCTGACCGGCCGTCATCAGGTTCCCGAAGAGGTCGTTGGCGCTCCAGTTGAGGGCGGTGGTGCCCTCCTGGGCGCGCTGCATGGTGATCTGGTCGCCCGTGACCGCGGTGACCCAGACGATCTCGTGCAGGAGGCCCGTGGCGGCGTCCGTGAAGGTTCCCACGAAGTACTGCCCCGCCGAGGGCGGGGCGAACAGGATGCCGCTGCCGGAGGCCAGGTTGGCCGTGGTGGCGGTGTTGGTGATGGACCCCGCGAGGGTGCTCTGGGCGTTGTTGGCGGCGATCAGCTGCATGGGGCTTGCCTCAATTCGTGTTCACGATGAACTGGTACTGGAAAGGGAGCTCGAGCGCGCCGGCCTCCACCGCCGCCTTGAAGATCGGGATGTAGGGCGACGTCGGCAGCGCGATGGACGTGGTGTTGAGCTCGTTGAAGGCCGAGGTGTTGAAGGCCCCCGTGTTGAAGGTGGCCCCCGACTGCGCGAAGCGGCGCGTCGTCTGCAGGTTGATGTCTATCTGATTGCCCGCGCCGAAGGTCACGGACACCTGGTAGGTCTGGTCCGTCTGGCCCGGGCCGCCGTCGGTGCCGGTGAGGAACCTCTGGACGCGGCGCTTGAGCCATCGGACGTCGAAGGTACGGCCGTCCCCGCGCCACAGGTGCCAGGTGAGGACGCGCTTGAACACGTCGTCCGAGGTGACGTAGAAGCTGGCCGGCCCGAGCAGCTTGAAGTCGTTGAACGGGATGGTGTTGAACGCGGCGGTGTTGAAGGGGCCCAGCATCTTGGACAGGCCGGCCGGCAGCACCGGGCGCTGGATGCCGTAGATGCCGGCCGCCACCCAGTCCAGCAGCTTGCCGGTGATCAGAGGACCTGTGTAGACGGGCAGGGAGATGTTGGCGAACCAGCCGATGTACGACTGGGCCATCTGGTTGTAGGCGTCCACGAACGCCTGGAGGTCCTCGTCGTCGTTGTACTGCTGGTAGAGGTAGCTGGGCAGGCCGCCAGTGACCGTGGTGGGGCCGGAGGGCGGGAAGCTGCCCGCGGCCGGCGGGACGTACCCCGGCGGGGGCTGCACCACGACCCCCGCCACGCGGTGGCCGGCGGAGGCCGCGTTGATGGAAACGCCCAGACCCGCGTAGTTGTCCGGTATCCTGAAGCGACCGCCGGGCTGCACCATGACGCAGGTCCCGGTCTGCCCCAGGACCGCGGGGTTCACGCAGTCCACGTAGAGGGCCTCCGCCGCGGGCAGCCCCTGGGAGGCCGCCGTGGCCGGGTTGACCACGTAGCCTCCCAGGCAGGGGCCGTAGGCCACCGTTACCGGGCGACCCCCCGTGGTGACCACGGAGTTGACCAGGGGCCAGACCTTGGTCGGGGCGGTGACGAGCCTGACCACTATCCCTGCACCACATTGATGCCGGTCGCCGCCGCCGTGAAGTAGGACAGCGGGTCGCCCACGATGATCTCGGTGCCTGCGTCGGGCGGGGTGCCCACGCCGTCTATGGAGACCGAGAACACCAGCCTGGTCAGCAGGTAGGGAGCCAGGATGCTCTCTATGGAGGCCTGGAATACTGCGTTCATCTCCAGGAGGTTGAGCGGCTGGCCGGTCGGCACGCTGTTGACGTAGTCCGCCAGCGCGGGAGCCGCGGCCTGGGCCACCGCCGTGGTGCTGACGAAGTTCGGCGAGGAGGTGTTCCAGACCACCGTCATGGTAACGTTCTGCGGCGGCGGGCTCACGTAGGGGATCTGGTAGGTGTCCGGGTAGTCCGTGATGGTGACCAGGACGTTGCGCAGGTTGGGGGTGATTACCCCGCCGCTGACCCAGTCCGAGAGGCCCGAGGTGTCGTAGTTGGCCGTTCCCGCCAGCACCTGTCCAAACGTCGCGGCGGGGGAGGTCAGGGTGGTGGTCTGGGCCGCCAAGATGGTGGTGCCGGAGGTGCCTGCGAGGGCCGTGTAGTTCCCGTTGTAGCCGGCGGGGGAGGCCCCCGAGACGGTGAAGGATGAGCCCGGCGTGATGCCGTGCGGGGTCGCCGTGGTCCCCGTGATTCGACCGCCCGCGGTGCTGGCCCAGGTCAGGTTGGACAGGTTGATGGCGGGGAAGGCCGTGCCTAGGGAGAACGAGGTCTCCGTCGGCACCGCCAGGACCACGAAGTTTCCGCTGTACCCGCTGGGGGTGGCGCCCGTGATCTTGACCGCCTGCCCCGGGGAAAAGAGGTGGTTGATGTTGGTGGTCACCACGCCGGGGTTGGCCTTGGTGACGCCGATGACCTCCAGCGTGGAGCCCACCAGGTTGGCGATGTCGGGCACCGCCTGGTAGATGGCGTAGGCCACCTGGTAGGGGTCCCCACCACCGCACACGATCGTCCACTTGCCGGTGGACTGGTCCGCCACCGCCGAGACCAGGCGCGTCTGCACGTTGGGCACGTTGCCGAGCAGGGTCTTCAGGTAGGAGAGCATCCCCTGGGAGGCCGCCAGCTGGGCCTGGAGCACGCGGGCGCGGTAGGAGGTCTCTGTCTCGGCCCCGGTGCCGGGGGTGCCGGGCACGCGGTTGGTGAAGGTCAGCGGGAAGCCGCTGGGGACGGAGGTGACCCGCTGGCTGACCGTGCCGGCCGGGACGGACCAGGTGCCCCCCTGAGTGGCCAGCGCGAACAGCTGCTGGCTCTCTCCGTCCGAGCCGATGACGCCGCCGTCCACCAGCGCGTACTGGAAGGTGCCGTCCGAGACCAGGAAGCCCTTGCCCAGGACGAAGCCAGGGTTGCCCGTGAAGGTCACCAGCACGCTGGTGTTGCTGCCCAGGCCGATAGGCACCCCCGTCTGCTGCCCCACCTGGGCCAGGACGAAGGCGTTGGCACCCACGGGGCTGATGCTGTTGATCAGCTCCACCAGGCCCTGGTTGAGCAGGATCAGCGCGCCGGTGTCCGTGGAGGCGATGTCCTCCGTCAGGGTGCCCGGCAGGTTGAGCGTGGCCTTGGGGTTGATCTTGGCGACCAGCGTGAGCAGCGCTTGCAGCAGGTCCGCCGGGGGCGTGGGGGCCAGGCCCGCGGGGCCCAGTACGACGGGGAGGTCGGTCATTGGAGGGGTGCCCGCACGTAGATGGGTGGGATCTTGGACCCGTTCTTGGTGATGATCGAGACGCCGTAGGTCGGCGTGGGATCCTGCGTCTTGGCGATGGTCAGCGCGGCGAAGTAGGGCGAGAACCGCTGGGCCGCGAGCGTGACGTAGAGGTCTGGAGCGACCTGCTGCTGGACGCTGGTCTTGGCCGGGATGCCCCAGTCTCCGTAGAAGGGGGACTCGTTGAGGTTGAGCTTCAGGGCCTGCGCCAGCCAGGTGATGGTGAGCGCGTCGTTGTTGCCGAGCGCGTCCGTCTCCACCATCTCCCAGGGTCCGAACACCTGCCTCCCCGAGGCGTCGGTGCCGACCACGGGCCTGCCGTAGATCCTCACGAGGGCGGGTCCGGCAGCACGGGCGGATGGGGCGGATGATTGTTCACGGTCACCCCCTGCGTGTAGTCGTCTATGACCCAGGCCCCCGGGCCGGTCTGCGTGATGCGCATGCCGCACCCGCCCACGTCGTAGCTGAAGGACTTCGCGCCGTAGATG